CGGCGGTTATCAACTGCTCAGGCTTATCGGTGTGGTCGAGGACGTTCAAGAGCAATACCGTATCGGCGTAGCCGTCGGGTATCTCGTCGATGTCCGCCCAGGACCGCCAATCGGTCAGCCCCTCTTCCACGTAGCGCTGGCCGAGTGTATCGACGGCAATGGCAACGTGAGCGACCCCAACCTGGATGACGGGCAGCGGCCCCGCGCCGATTTCGACCACTGTGCCGAGGTCGTGCAGCTCCTTCCAAAAGAAGCCGTAATAGCGGGCTCCGTAGAGCGCCCACATCCGCTGCTTGGCCGTGGGGTGCTCCAGGAACGCCTTCCACCACGCTAGCTCCGCAGCCTGCATGCGCGCGAAACGGCTCTTTGGACTCTTGAGCAGAGGCGCCGCAGACTTCGTGTTCAGGCTCATGTCTTCGCCACCAAAGCCTCTTGCTGCGCACCCAGCGACTTACCCGGCACGTACATGACCGACCGCCCCTTGCCCGGTGCGCCTTCCTCTGAAAGCATCCCGTGTTCGACGCCCAGATCGTTTACCGTCACGGAGACAACCGCCCGGTGCTGGAGGATGATTGAGGGGTCGCACCAGATGGTGAACCCGCACTGGCGGGCGCGTTCGCAGAACGCCCAATCCTCCGAGAGATAATGGACACGCTTGTCTTCGGTTTTGTACCCCGCCTCACGGAGCGTCAGCCCCTCATCAATCTCGAAGGGCCGGAAGAAGTCGTACATCGTGGCATCGCCCACGCCCTGCTCGCAGTAGACGATAGGCTCCCGCCCATGGACGGTGCGGAAGCCTTCGTGAGTCAGCATCTTCTCGAAGACGACACGGGGCACAGCCATGAATCCCGTCGCTAAATAGCGCAGTTCCGTAACCGGCTCGTCCGGCCCGAAGACGATGTTTTGCCTCGGCCAGAACAGGCAGGCCGGATGCGGCACACGTGAGCGTGTCACGTAGACGCCCCCCACTGGCTCCTGTCGCTCACGGGCCAGCCGTATCACCTTGAACATATCGTCCGGCCAGAACTGAACGTCGTCATCCAGGATCATCATTACGTCAGCATCGGCCAGTAAGGGTTCTAGCAAGAGCTTCGTCGCCAGCAGTGAACGGGTGCGAGAGATTAGCGCGTCGCCGTCGATAGTCTCCCAGTAGATGTCCTCTTCCGGCTCCCGTATAGCGATAGCGGCAACGAGGGAATGCGCTGCGCGAACGTCGTAATATCGCCAGATCGGGGTTCCTAAATATGTCTTTGGCGTATAGCTACCCTCGCCTTCTGTATTTGCGCTTGGCCCTCGGCAGCGTCACCGCCTTGTCTTCCGGCGGCCCGTGGACGGCCTTCTCTTCAGCCCGCTCAGGCTCGTAAACAGGAGCCTCTTGAAACGTAGGCTCCAGGCTCACCGCCTTGCCGTCACGTATGAGCGCCTCGGCGGCTTCGACGGGCAGGTCATAAACCTGCCCGTCGAATAGCGCCCGCTTTTCACCGCCGAGGCGAATATCCGTCTGCGCCAGCACGCGGATTCGCATTAGTACGTGTGAGCGTCCGCGTTAACCAGCGCGGTGTTGGCAGCCACCACAACCCTTACTCTGACGTACTGCGCCACCTGGTCACGGCGCACCCACATCTCCCGCGTGGAACTGGCAGTGTTGGAGGCGGCCAGAGTCGCATCTGGATATGTCGTAACGTTGACGTTCGTCCAGTTGCCATTGTCCGCCGAGTCCTGGACGTAGGCCGCGACGGTAGCGAGGCCCGTCAAAGCACCCGCCGAAACGCTGAAGTAGCAGCCACGCTTGCCAGCGAGATCGACTCCGAGGCCGTCTAGCGTAGCGGCGCCCGAAGACTGGGGTACAACAGTCGGCGAACTCGTGATCGCCCCCATCGGGTTATGCGCTGGGCTCATTCTTGCGCCCATGGTTCCTCCTTTTATTCAAGGTTGGCGGGGGCCGGTTGCCCGGCCCCCTAATGAGCGCCGCTAGGAGGCCGCGCCCTTCAAGATACGAAATGCGTCGTTCTCGGCGAACAGGGAGTCGTAGCGCACCCGCGCCGCGAAGCCCACCTGGTCGTTCGCCATGAACAGCTCGTCCAGCCGGCGGATGCTCATGCCCACGCGGTCGACGAAGTAGTACATGGAGAAGTCGCCGATGGCCCCTACCTCTTCGTTGGCACCCACTGCCGCGCCGTTGTCCCAGCCGGTGCCGTCGAACAGGACGATTGGCCGGCCCAGAAGCCTCGGAGTCGGCTCGGAGTTCATCAGCTCTGAGAAGGTGTGGATACCGGCAGCCGTGGAACCGATGCCTGCCAGCAGCCCGATGAACGAGCTGGTGGTGTGCCAGGTCGCGTTGGCCCGCCACTGGGCGGGGAGTTCGTAGAACGCGGCCAGAACTTCAACCGCTGTCGGGTAGGCCAGGGTCAGCAGGTCGGTAATGTCTCCGATGTTCCCCTGACCGGCACCGGTCGTGCGCAGCCCCAGCGGCTCGGTGGAGTTGTCGCCCTCGATGGCCTGCTGGTCCTCGTACCGGCCCAGTGAACGGGTGAACATCCCCGTCAGCAAAGAGCCGATGTCAACGGCGGAATCCTCTAGCAGTTCAGAGGACACCTTGTTGATACGCATGAACTTCTTGATCGTGAACGCGACCTCGGAGAACGTCGGGTTGCTTTCCGAAGCAGCCGCCTCTTCCGCCACGGCAGCCCAAGTCACGTCGTCCGTGGAGGCGGGCATGGTGCCGGCATCACGGGTCGTGGTCAGGACGGTGCTGATCGGCCGGGTCACGCCGCCGATGGCCCCCTTTGCCAGGATGATTGATGTCCGCTGGTCAGTTGGGACCAGGAATCCACCCTCGCTGTCCGTGTCCTCCTGCAGCGCCTTCCGGTCGGTGTCGCGCAGCCGCATAAGGGCCTTGCGGTCTTCAGCACTGAGGGACCGGATGCCGAAGCGGATGTACTTGCAGAAAGCGTCGTTCTCCTGCTGAGCCGCGATCTTCAGGTCGGGCGTCAACCGTCGGACGATGGCTGGGTGCTGAACAGAGGCCGGGTAGCCCTTAATCCAACCCTCGGTCTTGTCATCGGCAAACGGGATAACCTCGAAGTTGCCCGAAGAGTCGCCGGTCGCGCCTTCCTTGTGGAGATACACGCCAGAGCGCGCCGTGGATGGATCCTGGCCCTTGACCAGCGCGTCGGTCAGGTTACGGACCTCGCTGGCGGGCTCGTACTTCTCCATCGCCGCCTTGAGGGTCGCTTCCTGTCCCTCGGCCTCGTCGGCCTCGGTGTCCTTCGCCTGGTACTCGGCGAAGATGGCGCTGTAGGATTCGGCGTCCTTCTCCTCCAGCGCCTTCATTGCGCGGCCTAGAAGGTCTCGCGCCTCGTTTCTCAATTCGGTGGCTGTTGCCACAATCTACCTCCTTACGATCTTGCCAATACGCGGCGCATCGCCTGTCTCAGTTGCTCACGCCGTACTTGTTCCAACTCTTCCTCGAAGGGCTGCTTTCCGCCCTCCGGTTCAGATGCAGATTCAGAGGCGAAGTGCCCATCCAGGTGACGTAGCACCCCGGCCCGGTCGCCGTCCGGGATGTTGGCCTGCGAGAGCCGGGCCTTCGCGTTGTTCACCGCAGCGCGGATGGCCGCAGCGCCGTCCGCTGGGTGATGCGGGAACTTGTAGGATGACTTCGCGTCGGGGTCGCCATCAGGAGCGACCCAGGCGTGCTTCGCACGTAGCACGCTGGCCGTGTTGGGCATCCTAGAGACCTCAGCGGGGCCGTCCCATGAGGCGTCCGCGTCCTTCGGCGTCGTGTGCGCCGGGATAGCGCCCTTGTGCTCGTCCGGCTCCGCTGTGTCCTCCTCCATCCCCATCGCCCGCTCCATGCGCCCCATCGCGGTACGCATAGTCCCCATCGCCCCGCGCATCTCGCCCATCATGTCCTTGAGATCGCTCAGGTCAGGGACAGCGCCCTTGATCGCCAGCGTCCGCGTCTCACGATTGGCCCCGACCAGGACGGGGGAGACCTCGAACAGCTCCAGCCCCTTCAGGAAGCGGACGCGCTGGCCGTCGAAGTCGCCCTCCTCGTCATCGAGGACGCGGAAGCCGAAGCTCCACTCCTGCAACCCCGCCATGTTCTTGACCGTCTTGTAGGCTTCCAGCCCGGCCTGCGTGTCCAGAAAGAAATGCCCGTCAAACACCGCCTGCTTGCGGCTCACCTTGACGGTGCCCTTGCCGATGGGCTGGTCCCATTTGTGCGCCCAGGTCATTGGCGTTTCCTGGCCATCCTTGAAGGCGGATGGCTTCACCACGTCGCCGTCAGAGTCGATGACGTTGAAGACGGAGAACGCGGCCTGGACGGTGCCTGCCGCGTC